ATTATTTTCTAAAGCAAGTGGTGAACCTCCTTTAAAATCAACTTTAAGTTTACTATTACTATTGTAATCGTTTTTCATTCCTTTAGCACCTAATCTATCTTTACCAAAATTATCGTCTTGAGTGTTTCGTTTAGATACTTTCTCTTTAGGACGACCTTGTGGTTTTTCATCTTCATTGTATCCATCAGGTACATTTCCTGGATCTGAATACATTCTCCCACTACCATATAATGAAGCTAAATCATGAGGTGTACCATATGATTTACCTGTATCAACAGGATCGTTTCCTTCTGATTCTATTTGATTTAAACGGAATTTACGTTTAACATCTTCACGGATAAGATCTCTGTATTCATCATACTGATCTTCACTTAAATGCCAGATATTATCGTAAATCCAATCAGATGGGAATAGATTAGAATTTACCATTTGTTCAGATAATTCCATTTTTTCTTTCATTAATGCTACTCTTTCTTGATCATAAATGATTGAAGGTGTAGTCATTGAAAGTTCAAAATTGGATAATTGCTCATCTCTATACCCTAAAGTATATAAATGAACTAGAGCAATTTTATATAATTCTGATGTTATAATTCTTTGTATACGTTCAATTGTACGAGCAAATCTAATATCTTGAGCTGCTAATGTAGCTTTACCATCTGTGTTTTCATCATAACCCATAAATGCTTTAGGTACTTTAAGAGCAGCAAATAATTTGTCTCTTAAGTACTCAACATCCTGAATACCATCCCACTGTAAACCACTAACATTTTCAATTTTAGTACTTGCATCATTCCCTCTAATTGGAATATAATAATCTTCCATTAGGTTTTGCATATTGTATTTTAGGTTATATTCACCTGTATTTTGATCAACATATGGAGTACGTTTCATTTTAGAAACTGTTTTTTCCATAAATGCATCAATTTCATTTGGAGGTATAGAACCAACGTTCATATAAAAAATACGTCTTTCAGGTGCACGTACAATTCTGTGAATCAACATTGCATCTTCCATTAACGTATATTGTTTAAACAATTTACGAGCTGGTTCGATATATGATCTACCATAAGGTAAGAAATTCATATCAGTTAATAAACGAAAATGAGCCATTTCGTAATTATCAAATATGATAGAATTTGCATTTGATCCACCACCTGGAACATTGTAGTAACCATAATCAGAAGCAGCAACGCCTTCAGGATCAAATCTGTATTTAATTTCTGTTGGGTTTTCTTTATCTACTCCTTCCATTCTTTCAATATGGAAAGCTGTATATGGTATTACATTATATATTCCGAATTTTTCAGCGATTTCTAGTTTAAGGAAAAAATCACCATATTTACACATATTACGAACCCAAGGCCATAAGTTAAATTCAACATTTAATACGTCATAAAATAAGTTATAAAGTATTTTCTGGATGTCCTCGTCAGATGAACGAATTGATAACACTTCACCCATATCGTTCTTTAAAGTGCTTTCATCTGCGATTATATCCAAAGCAGATGCTATAATTGCATCTGTATCCATTGCATCATAATCTGAATATAATGAAGGTCTTAGGTAATTATAGTTAAAATTGGTTTGTTGTCCATATAGTGAAGTGCTTGAGTTAGAATAGATTCTATTAAATCTATCTACCAAAGCATTTGTTTCAATTTCTCCAGTTTTTTGGATACTATTAACATCAAAGACTTTCAGTTGATTATCCCCTGTGTTTCGGATAATTACATCAGTAGAAAATAATCGTTGTAATCTTGAAAATAAGCCTTTATCTGCCATTTTATGTTATTTTGTTATTATTATAAATATATTATAGTAACCAATTTATGCTCTCTTTTTTATCTCCTACATCCATACTGTATGGATTGTCGTTACCATTTTGAGAATATCCACCACTATAACCTGTTTTATTTGATTTTACTGCTCCTAGAGCGGCTCTAGCTGAATCTAGGCTTTGTTGTTGAAATTTTAAGGATGTATCTCTTAAAAACATACCAATTCCAAATGACATAACTAAATCATCATTATATCCTCCTTGTGCTTCAGGTCTACCATTACGCCAAATGAATACTTTCATTTCTTCTAACAATCGTTTTGAACGGATTGTTACACTTCTATCACCAACAAATTCTCTAAATTTATTGATACAAAGTGGTCTTGTTCTCATAGACATAGTAAATCCAGGTACCATTTCACTACTACCTTCAAATGCACGTAAATATGATTCTGCAGTACGTTGATCTGATTTTGGAGATTGATATAAATTTCTATATCCTCTTTCTAAAATTGCATCTAAAGTTGCCCATCCAATATTAGCATTTTCAACTACTAACATTGCATTATTATATTCTGTAGCTAGTCCTGTTAGAAAATATCCAAATTCTTTAGGTGGAATTTGACCTTTATATTCTGCAACTTGTGTGTTTGTTGCTACATCTATTACATGACATGCTGAGTAATCTTTTCCATCACCTCTGGCAACATCAGCTGTAATCATATATTCTCTAGAATAATCTGCAGGTTCCCAAATCCATAGATTTTGATCAACACCTCTTCTTTCAACTGGTTCTTGAACTGTTGTTTCTTTAATAAACTCAATCCATTCACTATGAAATACAGTATCACCTGAAGTGCTAAAATCACAATCACATTCTTGTGCCGCCATTCTAGGATCACCTAAAAGTTCATCTTGTCTTTTTCTCCAAGTTTCATCTCGTTCAGGATGAACATACCAAGGTAATTTAATTGGTATAAAATCATTTTCATTATTTTCAGCAGAAACCCATGTTTTATGAAACCAATTTCCTGTGCCATACGGTGTGGATAATACTATCGCTCCACCACCAGTAGCTAATGTTTGCTGCGCAGAAGCCCATATTTCACCAATTTGATCAATAAATGCAGCTTCATCCACTAAAAGCAAAGATACGGCTTCAGATCTACCAGCATCACTTGATGCAGATGTAGCTTTAATTTGTGAACCGTTGTTTAATCTAAGCGACAATTTGTTATTTTCATCAGCTGGTATTTTAAGCCATGAAGGTAAGTTATCATACATAAACTTTACCTTTGTAACCATGTTACGAGCTGTTTCTTGTTTTGTTGCTATACAAAGTATATTTTTATCTTTTTGGAATAGCATCATCCATAAAGAATAACCTGCAGATAAGGTAGATATACCTAACTGTCTTGATTTCAAAATAATTGAATATGGGTTATCTCTTAATAAATGTAATGTTTTTTCTTGGAATGGGTATAGATTAAAAATAACACGTCCTCGTTGTGGGTGTTGAATAAAACAGTACTTTTTCATAAAATGTGCTGGATCTTTTGCACATTTAATATATTCCTGACGGATTATATTTTTTAAGTCTTTATTCATTTTTTACCTATCTTCCAATACATTTTACCCGATAGAGCAGGTTGTAGTTTTTGATCTATTCCTAATCCTAGACCATATATTGTTCTTCTTCTAGTACGTAGTAATATTTCTCCCCCAATATAATTAAGTTGGTTTAAACCTCCAACCACTCCTAAACCAGCATAAAATTCTATTTTATTTAAATATATTTTATTGTTAATAGTTGTTGTTGGGAAAGTAATACTAGTTTTAACGTCTCTGGAAAATATACTATTTCTTGTTATAGTATCATTTATAATAGCATATCCTATAGTATCAATTTTGATTGTATCTTGATAAAAATATTTAGTATAATAATCTTGTAATATAGCTAGAGTATCAATTGGTTGTTGAAATGTATCTGTTTCTGTAATTGTTTCAGTTATGATTTCGGTTACAATTTTAGTTTGCCATTTAGGTATATAAGTTTCCTTTATAGTTTGAATTGTATCATATTTAGTTTCAATCTCAGTTACAATTCGGGGTCCGACAGAATTACCCCCTCCATTACAAGAACGAAGAAGGATAATTACGATTACTAACGCTACAATAAGTAGTGTTTGTATATTATTGAAGAAGGCTTTCAAGTTCTTTCTTTATTTTTGTAAGCTCTTTCAAACGAGCTATCAATTTTGATTTTTCAGGTTCTACTGCGTTTTTATATTTTCTAACTAAAGATTTCATTTCACGTGTAGTTTCACCTAATTTATTTGCCATTTTAGAAATAGAATCTCCTTTTTTAGCTCCTTTAGCTGCTGCTTTATCCATTTCCTCATCATCCATTTCTTCTTCATTTAATGATTCAGCTAGTTTTAACTGTGTTTCACGATATTCAACTTCTTCATCATCTGATTTCTTAACACTATAAGAAGGTGATTTAGAACCCATTAATTTACGAATAAGAACAACTTCCATTTCTTCTCCACCATTATTTAAAGTTACTTTATCTCCTATTTT